CGTTGCCACGATCGTCGTCTTGCCCCGGCTGTCCGGCGACTTCAGGCGCCCGGTCACCGTACGATCCGACACCAGCACTTCGGCCACGCGCCCCTCGTCCAGCGCCTTCTCGAACTCGCTGTAGGGCACCGGCTCGACGGTTTTCGCCGTCGGCCAGTAGCTCTGCAAACTCAGCAACAGCAGGAGGGCAACGATCCAGTAGCCGGTATTCCATTGATTCTTTTTTTCCATGGGCCTTGTTCCTCGAAAGTCGAGTTGCCAGAGGATCAGGTGAACAGACGGGCCGCACCGTCACGCAAACGGATGGCCAGCGAGTGGGAGGGCAGTGCCGCCGCTGATGAGCAGCCCCCACGGCGTGGCCGACCGCGGATCACGCTTGTAGACGACCGCGTGACCCGCGGCCACGACCGCCACCGCGATTGATGCCAGGGAGGCTGCCCATACCAGGCCGATGGGGTCGGACACGGCAGCCTCGCCCGCCATCAAGATGCGTCGCTCGCCGACTTCTTCTTGCGCGAGCCTTTGCCAGCGTCGCCGTGCGGCGTCTCGGTCGCCTTCGCGACATCCGGCTGCTCCGGCTCGGCCGGGGTCTGCGGTAGCTCTTTGCGTTCGAACACCACGCGTTCGGCCTTGTCGTCCCAGCGTGCGCTGGCGTGATCGCCCTTGCCGATGCTGCCACCGAGCATCTCGCGCGCCAGCGCAGTTTCCAGCTCGCTGCGGATCAGGCGCTTGAGTTCACGCGCACCGAACTCGGGTTTGTAGCCTTCTTCCGCGAAATGGTCGATCAGCGTCTGATCGAAAGTGAGCGTCACGCCCTGGCTGGCGGCGCTGCGCGCCACGCGATCGAGCTGCAGGCCGACGATGTGGCGGATCTCCTCCTTGCCCAGCGCATGGAATACGATGATCTCGTCGATGCGGTTGAGGAACTCGGGCCGGAAGTGGCCGCGCAGCACGTCCATGACCTCGGCCTTGGTCTTTTCGTACTCCTCGTCGGCCGCCCCACGCGCCTTCAGCCGTCGCTGGATGATGTCCGAACCCAGGTTGGACGTGGCGATGATGATGGTGTTGGTGAAATCCACCACCCGGCCCTTGCCGTCAGTGAGGCGACCGTCGTCGAACACTTGCAGCAGGATGTTGTAGACGTCAGGGTGTGCCTTCTCGATCTCGTCGAGCAGCAGCACGCTGTAGGGCTTGCGCCGCACCTTCTCGGTGAGCTGACCGCCTTCGTCGTAACCGACATAGCCCGGAGGCGCGCCCACCAGCCGCGCCACGGTATGGCGTTCGCCATATTCCGACATGTCGATGCGCAACAGGGCGTGCTCATCGCCGTAGATCGATTCGGCCAATGCCTTGGCGAGCTCGGTCTCGCCCACCCCGGTCGGGCCCAGAAACAGGAAGGTAGCCACCGGTTTGCTGCCTTCGCGCAGGCCGGCGCGGGACAGCCGCACGGCATCGGCCACGGCACGGACCGCCTCGTCTTGTCCCACCAGGCGCTCGTGCAGCCGTTGTTCCAAGTGCAGCAGCTTTTCGCGCTCTTCCACCGTCAACTCGTTGACCGGGATGCCGGTCAGGCGCGAGACGATCTGCGCCACGTGTTCCGCCTTGACCTCGGCACTGCCGGAGGCCCGCTCCCGCTCCCAGTTCTCGACGAGCTTCTTGAGCTCGGCCTCCTTGGCTTCGATGCGCTTGCCGAGCTCGGCGGCCTGGTCGTACTGCTTGCGCGCGGCCACGTAATCCTGTTCACGCCGCAGCTGGTGCAGTTCGGACTCCAGCTCCTGCACGGCCACCGGCCGGGCCGTGGCCGACAGCTTGACGCGCGCGGCCGCCTGGTCGAGCAGGTCGATCGCCTTGTCCGGCAGGAAGCGCGCCGTGATATAGCGGTCGGACAACTCGGCCGCCGCGATGATCGCGTCCTCGGAGATGCTGACCTTGTGGTGCGCCTCGAAGGTGTCGCGCAGGCCGCGCAGAATCATGATGGCCTGGGCCACCGTCGGCTCAGGCACCGTCACCGGCTGGAAGCGCCGCTCCAGTGCGGCATCCTTCTCGATGTATTTCTGGTACTCGTTCAGCGTCGTGGCGCCGATCAGGTTGAGTTCACCGCGCGCCATCATCGGTTTGAACACGTTGGCCACGTCCAGCCCGCCTTCGCCACCGCCCTGGCCGGCACCGACGATGGTGTGCACCTCGTCGATGAACAAAATCAGCTCGCCCTGGTGCTCGGTCACTTCCTTGAGCACCTTCTGCACACGCTCCTCGAACTCGCCGCGGTACTTGGCGCCGGCCACCATGGCGTTGATGTTGAGTTCCACCAGGCGCTTGTCGCGCAAGGTCTCGGGCACTTCACCCGCCACCATGCGCTGCGCCAGCCCTTCGACGATGGCGGTCTTGCCCACACCCGGCTCGCCGATCAGCACCGGGTTGTTCTTCTTGCGCCGGGCCAGCACCTCGATGGTGGTTTCGATCTCCTGCGCGCGGCCGATCACCGGGTCGAGCTTGCCGTCGCGCGCCATCTTGGTCAGGTCGCGCGAGTACTTGTCGAGTTCTGGCGTGTTGGTCGGCGTCTCAGCGCGTCCATCCTCGGCGCCCTTGCCGACCACCTTGCTGACCTGTTGGCGCAGCGCCTGCGGCGTCAGGCCGTAGCGGCGCAGCAGGTTGGCGGCCAGCCCTTCGCCTTCCTCGGCCAGACCGATCAGGAAATGCTCTGGACCGACATAAGAATGGCCGAGTTCATTGGAGGCCACGAAGGCGCGGCTGAGCGCATCCTTCACGCGCGGCGACACGCCGATCTCGCCCTCGAAGGGCTTGTCCCCGCGCTTGGCCTCAGACTCGATCTGCCGCTTGAGGTCATCGACCTTGATCTTGAACTGACCCAGGATGGTCTTGACCACGTCGCTGTCGGCCAGCGCCAGCAGCAGATGTTCGGTATCCACCTCGGAGCGGCCAAATTCGGCAGCGTGTTTGGCGGCCTCCTGCAACAAGGCTTCCGACTGTTCGCTGATGCGGCTGGCCAGCCCACTGCCGCGACGGCGCGGCGCACCCGAACTTGCGGCGGCGGGCTCGCCAAACGAGGCATCGACCACGTCATCGGTATCGGCGGCAACTGGCGTCGCGTCGTCGCCGATGCGGAAGAAGTCACTGCCGAGGAAGTCCTCGAACAGGCCGCTGCGCGAACCGAACAAGGCTTCCAGCGGCGAAACGGTGCGCTTTTGCTGGCGCACTAATTGCCGGTAATGGTCGTCGCACAACAGCATGGTGCTGTGACGACCGTTGAGATTGGCTTCCACCCGCACGGTGGCGGGTTGGCCGCAGACCTGGCATTGTTTTCTGGCCATGCTGATGCTCCTTAGAAGGTTGAAAAGGTTGAGGCGACGAGGCATCGCGAGCCGCGACACCTCGTCTCGGGCCGGGTTTTTCTTGTGACGAACGAGCCGACGACGTCAGCCGTTGATCGGGATCGAGCGTCCCTGCTTCGGCGCGCTGACCTCGCGCTTGTCGATCGTGACCGTGAGCACCCCGTTCTTGAACGATGCCTTGATCGAATCCTGGTTGGCGTCGTCAGGCAGGTTCAAGGCACGCTGAAAGCTGCCGTAGGAGCGCTCCACACGGTGGAAGCCACCTTCCTTCTTCTCCTGTTCCTGGCGCTTCTCGCCACGCACCATCAGCACGTCGTTGTCGAGGGTGATCTGGATGTCCTTCTCCTCGACACCGGGCACTTCCAGGGCAATCTTGTACTGCTTGTCGGTTTCCTGGATGTCCAGGGCCGGCTTCAGCATGCCCGACCAATCGGATGGCCACTGCGGCATGTTCAACGCCGGAAAACCGAAGCCCCGGAATGCGTCATCGAACAGCCGGTCGATTTCCCGATGCAGTTGCAGGATCGGGCTGACTGACCCGCTCGCCGCTGGCAGGTCATTACGCTGCACCGGCAGGGAAGAGGCGGTCTGCTGCTCTTGCTGCTCGTTCTTGAACCAGTTCCAGGGAGCCAACTTCTTGAAATCGATGTCCATGTCATACCTCCAGAAAAATTGGAAAACGAGTTACTCAAGCCCTTTGCCTGCTGCGACGGGCAGTGCGCCCAGGCGACACGGGCTGCTCGGATGACTTCTGCTGTTCACGCTTGCACATCACCTCCTTTTTTGCTCCGGCTCGGGTCTGATCATTGATGCACTGATCGATTTCACTTTGACGAAGTCGCCACGTCCCGCCCACCTTGAAAGCCGGAATTTCCCCGTGTGCGGCGAGCCGATAAAACGTCCGCTTGCCGACTTTCAAGTACGCAGCCAATTCATCGAGCGTGAAAATCACCTGTAGGTGCGCTTTCATCTCACCCTCTCCAATCGCGTCGCTTTGCGGTTCCGGCCAAGGAAATCCTTGCAATACTTTGTAACATTAGACCCACTATGAAAAACTTCAAGAGTCAATGTGCAGCGTTCTCCCGACCCATTGATGCAGGTCAACTGCTCAGGCAAGGCACAGGGGGGCGGCCTGATCAGGCAATGGACAGCGCCTGGCTCCTCAGCCTGCGTGTGCCACAGGCGCCTCGATCAAACACCGATCCTCACGTTGTAGCCGAGTGCCCGCAGCCCCTTGCTTGTCTGCATGTTCCTTGGCGGAAACTCGTCTGGGCGCGCCCAGACGACGATTTCCCCGAGGCTGCTCAGGCCAACGTGCGGAATTGCCCAGTCGTCGCTGCGGATCGCGTTCCAGAGTCGGGCCGAAACACTTCCGTTGCCCCAGACAACGTAGTTCAACAGTATCCGTCCGGCCAACATGTTATATATTAGTCTTGCGATGTATTTCTGGTTGTTTTTTTGCTCGTTTTTTTGTTTGATACTGGTTCATATTCACATAATTATATAAGTAATGTAATAATGTTCTATTCGATAAGTTAACGAGGGGCTTACGCCCCTTTTCTTATGGGTTGTCAATTTCTGAATAGCGTAGCAATTCGATGTACTGCTGTAGCTCAACAGGGGAGGCGGCATTCTTGCTGTATGTTTTGAAACTCTTCGTTTCTCCTCTCGAATGACCCAGAAGAAGGGCTGAAGTGGTTTACTGAATTTGGCCACCTGAACAGAGGTGATATGCTCACCTCAGAACATTACAGGTGCCTCAATGAAAAAAAGAAATTTCAGCGCAGAGTTTAAACGCGAATCCGCTCAACTGGTCCTTGATCAGAACTACACCGTTGCAGCTGCGGCCAGTGCTATGGATGTCGGCCTTTCTACCATGACGCGATGGGTAAAGCAGTTGCGGGATGAACGACAGGGCAAAATACCTAAAGCCTTTCCTATAACCCCGGAGCAGATTGAAATACGTGAGCTGAAGAAAAAAATACAACGCATTGAAATGGAAAACGACATATTAAAAAAGGCTACCGCGCTCTTGATGTCAGACTCCCTGAACAATTCTCGCTAATCGGGAAACTCAGAGCGCAGTATCCTGTGGTCACACTTTGCCACGTGTTCGGGGTTCATCGCAGCAGCTATAAATACTGGGGAAAAAGCCTCGAAAAGCCAGATGGCAGGCGAGCTGTGTTACGCAGTCAGGTTCTGGAGCTGCATAACATCAGTCATGGTTCTGCTGGCGCAAGAAGTATCGCGATTATGGCAACCCTGAGAGGCTTCAAAATGGGACGCTGGCTTGCCGGAAAGCTCATGAAAGAACTGGGTCTGGTGAGTTATCAGCAGCCTACCCACCGATATAAACGTGGTGGTCATGAACACATAGTTATCCCGAATCGCCTTGAGCGACAGTTCGCAGTGACTGCACTGGCTCATCGTGACTGGACACGCTTTGTTGAGATAGAGATTGGCTTGTATAGCAATCGATTTGAAGTTATTAGCCCAGGGGCGCTGAATAATTCGATGTCGGTTGAAAAGATGGTTGCAGGTCAGCGTTCACCACGTAATACGATTATCATGGAAGTCTTACGTGATTATGGTTACGTTGATTTCAGGGGGATGGGAGTCAGGACAAAGATTATTCCACTAACACAGGCCATGAGTGGCCAACTCCCTGAGTTTACTGCAACAGATGATTATTTGAAAACAATACTTTATCGCTCACCATCGTCTTGATATATAAGGTCTGGCCTTTCCATCCATAAGAAAGGCCATTGCTGAAAAAAATAAATTACCCGCGACTGCATCCGAAATTTCTGTCACCATCACCGTATAGCTTAGTATCTAATTTGGCTAAGTAATCCAGTCGGTTAAAAAGCTTTTTGTATTCATCCTCAAAGTTAAAGTCATTCACATCTAATATATAGCGGCAATTTTTAGGGAAATGGACTAGTCCTGCGTAATCATCCAACTCCAGATCCAATGCGCTATACCATGCCCGTATAATCATCATCCGTAAGTTGCTTTCAGTCTCATAATCGCCTAAATGGTAATAAGCATCCTTATTAAAAAAAAGACCGAGATGAAAGTGGCATTTTCCCTCTTCAGAAAATTCCCTTACCCATATATGTCTCGTTCGATTACGATATATTCTTTTCCCTTCAGTTGCTCTCATTTTTTCATTTGCATCTAATATAGCATTTAGAGAATTGCGAAATCGAGATATCACTCCAGGCTCTAGGTTTGGGAAACAACATACAGTATCACCTCTGTCAAGGATAGGTGGGTAATGCACATCAACACGCAATGCCATTGTTCTTGAGAATTCACCGATAGCATTTTGGACTACATCTTCAATATTTTTTCTATAGGCGATTACATGCTCACCATGGGAACCATTGTATAATTTCATGATTTATTTCTCGTATGATTTTAGGAGTTGTTTATACTAATAGATCACGTATGTGTTACTCGTTGTAGAAATGTTTTTTTAAGTTGCATCTAACTGTATAGATAAGTCTGAGTGATATCACTGTTATGATTCTGTATATGTTAGTATATATTACCTATCCAACATAAAAACACTTTCAAATTAACTTTAAGCCAAGTGTTACATCATTTCATAATGAAAAAACAACTCTGCAATTATTTGCCTATTGTACTGGTTGTATATAGAGAGTTTTACCGAAGTGTGTTACTACTATTCTTTGGTTAATAAGTAAGATATTAAGCAGTTCATCCATTTTAATTTTATTTCTGAATCGATAAGGTCCGTATTGAAGAATCTTCGTTTTACTTATATGCGGTGGGAAAGTACTAGCACAATAATTTTTTATCCAGGAGTATAGTTCGTCACTATCATTATTAACAAGAGTAAATTCTGAAACTTTAGAGAACAATCTTTTGTACTCATCAACATACCAGGCACTTATCTGAATTGCAGCTTCCACAGCTTTAATTGATATATCTTCGTTACGACCTTCGAAATAATGGAGTAATGCAGCAATCCTTGCCATATTCTCTGCCATTTTTGAAGCATAATCCTTCATGTTGGATAAATAACCAATTTCGCTCATTTCCGATTCAGTTCTGTTATAAAATGAGATCCATAGTTGCTCTGCCTGCGGAGAGAGTCGTAGGATCATTCGCTCACCTTTGCCATTTCTTATAATACTATCATTAACTATCTCAAGCAGTCGGCTATGGAATACTGGTAAGTGTTCACTGGATATCACTGGACTTGTAATCTGCCGGAATCCTTGTCTTGAATCGGGCTGGCAAATCAAGCAACGGGCAAAAAAACCAATCCCTTTAGCCATATCACCTTTACGCTCAATATACTTATGAAATACTGTAGGTTGTATCATCATAGATAATGTCATTCTGGCGTCATGAATTAAACGTTCAGGAGAGTTTTTTCTATCAACGGAAAAATTTGAACCATCCCACATCTTGTTTATGAAAGGAAGTTCATTCAATGTATGCCCATTAAATATGGTCCCTGCTTCATCCGACATAATACCCACGGACTTCCATTCTCCACAAAGATAATCTTTAATTGCGGCTGGCGTTGCATCATTAAACATCAGCCTATATCTAACAGGTTCTTTAGGTTTGTTTTCAAATAGAAACCTCAATTGTTCATTCGTTATACTGCAATCTTTATTACGACGAGTATCAGATTTTAGTTTTGACTCCAGTGCTTTTGTTTTGATAATAAAAGCTGCTTTGTCATTCATCCATAATTGTAAATCTTGGCTATGTTTTTCAAACCAAATTTTTTCCTGTTGATACAGCGGTTTCATGAAAATCTTATCAACAGTACTTTTTCTTTCTCCTGATTCAGCAAGCGTCAGCAAAAAAAGTGAAACGGGGCTACATAGACCATTTAGCCTACAAACGTCAATTCTGTTTTGGCACACTAATGAAATTGCTCCAAGCGCCGATGCTGATATCAACGATAGAGGAGCTTGTGTTTGTCGCTCTACTTCATAAATTGCATTTCTGATTAGCGACGGAAAAACATGGACAGGAAATGGATGGGTGCTCAACTTTAAATCCTCTAAATTTTTTTGGGGAATATCGCTAACTGCTATTTTTGCTACAAATAGCAAAAATAGCAGTGTATTATTAGTTTTGTACGCATTTAGGGTGTACTCATGGATCTGTATATTCAGATAAGTTTGCTACGCCGTGTTAACCATTCATCAATCTCTGCTTCAACCCATCCAACCGATTTAACTCCGAGCATTCGCTTTTTGGGAAAAGTTGAGTCGTAACGCGGTGATTTGGGGTTCAACCAGTCGTAGATTGTTGCCCTTGCCATACCAGTTTTTTGGATTACCGCAGGTAAGCGGAGTATCCTAACGGTTGATGGATTGTTCATGCTTGGTTGCCTCTCATTAGTTCATTTTGGTTGTAGAAAGATTAGCGGCAAGTACTAATGCAAAAAATCCGCGTACCAAAAAAACATTTTTTACAACACTTAACTAATTGATATTTGGTGTTTTTATGTTGACAGCGATTGAGTTTTGCGAAGAAATTAGTCAAAAAGCGGTTTGGCTTTCTGGGCAGATGGTTGAATGTGATTGGGACATATACGTTGATGTGCTCAGCGAAAGTTATCCCGTGATACGAAAGGAACTCAGCGAGATGCGAGATCAATTCTGGAATTCTGATAAGGTAGGAACTCGTGTGATTTTGTACAGTGATCCATCACGTAAGGAGTATAAATATTCTACTGTTGACGGAGTGGAGCAATTAAAAGAGGAATATACAGAATTATATGATCCAGCTCAGGAATGCTGGAAACAGTTAAAATTACGTATTTTCAGAGAAACATTTTGTCATCTTATTCAGGATCCTTTTTTAATTAATGATGTGTTTAAATCACATCTATTTTTTGCCTCAATGTCTTATCAATGGGGAAAGTCAGTTATGTCGGAGAATGAATGTGTTGCTATTAAAGCGTTCATTAAGTCAGCTGAATTATTTGACAGATGTATTGGTATGTCATGGTTTCATGTTTCTGTATGTACCCAAAAAAAATTATCACATGTTAGAGCTAAGGCCGGAAAAGAAGGTGGGAACAGTAAATCAGAAGTGTATCGAATAATTCAGGATAAGCTTGTTTATTTAATCAATAGCTCCGTACCTGAAGGTGGGTGGAAAAGTAAAGCAGCTGCGGTAAATGACCTCATTGACCCCTTATGGAAATTTGTCGAAGAGTCAAATTTTGAAATTAATAATCAAAGTAAAAAATACCGGATATCAACAATGAGCCCTGATGCGTTGGCAGATACCATTATAAAAAACTGGTCAAGAAATATTGAAAGTGTCAAATTGGCTTTAGATAATACGGTTACTAGAAAAAAGAAAACCAAAGGGTAAAATTCCGTACTACCTATAGGCGAGTTATCAGCACCCATAATGGGTGCTGATAAAGGATTCATCCTACAAGACGTATTCCCCTAACCCTACTATTCACAATGCTGCCGCTATCTGCTGCTTTAACAAAATCAGCCCACCACTGCATCATCGGTCGTCGTTGCTCAAGATAGTCACTTCGATTGTAAGCGCGACGAACCTCATTCTTATCCACATGAGCAAGTGCAGCCTCAATAACATCAGGCGGAAATCCTTCCTCATTGAGCGCCGTACTAGCGATAGAACGTAAACCATGTGATACGAGAACGCCTCCTAAGCCAGCACGCTTAAGGGCTGCATTAACTGTTTGGCTGTTCATTGGCTGGGTCGGATTAATGCGACTGGGAAAAATAAATTCTCGGCCACCACTAAGTGACTTCATCATTTCTAGTACAGAGAGAGCCTCATCGGATAGTGGAACCGTATGGTCTCGGTTCATCTTCATTCGGGCTGCAGGAATTTTCCATTCGTTAGCATCAAAATCGATTTCATCCCATCGAGCCTCAGCAGCTTCGGCAGGACGGGTGATGGTGAGAAGTTGCCACATGAATAGACATCTTGTGGACAAGCTGATACTTGCCGTACGCATAGTCTGCATTAGCTGTGGAAGTTGATCCGGGCGTATGCTTGGCATGTTTTTCTTTTGCGGTTTCTCAAACGCTTTTCCGATATTTACACTGGGAACTGCATCAATCAAGCCTGTGTTCTGCGCATAAATCATGACCTCGTTAATACGCTGACAAAGGCGTCGGACTGTCTCTAATGCACCTCTGGCCTGAACCGGCTGCACTGCTTTAACCAGAGTATGAGCCTTAATCTCAGTGACACTGATATCACCGATTGCTGGGAAAACATCTCTCTCAAGCGAGCGCCAGATATCCTCGGCATAGTCCTCTGTTACGCTGGTTTTCTTCACATTCCACCAACGCTCGGCAACTAACAGGAAAGTGTTGGTTTTAGCCTCTTGAGAATTTCTTACCTGTTCTTTCTGATGATCCTGAGGATCAATGTCTTTCGCCAACAAAACTCGAGATTCAGCTCTGAGTTTACGCGCATCAGAAAGGGAGACTGCAGGGTAGGCACCGAAGCTCTGTTTGGTTCGCTGTTTTGTCAGCGGTCGATAGTAACGGAACTGCCAGAGCTTACTACCACTAGACTTGATTAATAGAGTAAGCCCGTCCCCATCATACAGCTGGTAATCGGCATCTTTAGGTTTGGCGGCTTTGATTTCCGTATCGGTTAACGGCTTGGTTTTTCTTGCCATGGGGAATCTCCATGCGTTTAGGCCCAACGAAAACAATATAGCTTTTCGTTGGGCCTATCAATGGGCCTAAAAGGTTCGGATTTAATTAGTTCACTTCGGACTTCGCGGGACAAATAGAGGGCACAAAAAAGCCCGCAGGGCTTGCGCCGTGCGGGCTCTTAGGACTTCATCGGATGACTCTGGTAATCACCGATGGAGAATTTTGGTGGAGCTGGCGGGAGTTGAACCCGCGTCACAAATCGACATTCACCATTGATTAAAAAGACTATTTTCGAAAATATAATTTTCACGTGTATTACACGTGCATTTTCCAGTCTTGCTGCTGTCCATGCCGTGTCGATTAAGTAACGATCCTCTTAACTATTTCGCCGACTGATTCCCTCCTCCAACGGCCAGGTGATTTGGCTGCTTCGATGTATTTCCGTCATATTCTTTCAGGTAGGAACCGTAATGCCTGAAAAGCATCTCTGGCCCTTTATGCCCCATTTGCCCACAAAGCCAGTAAAGGTTGACGCCAATACTGATGTGTCTGGTCGCATAGGTGTGTCGTGTCTGGTAAGGATTCCGGTACCGCACCTGCGCGCGGCGTAACGCTGGCATCCAGGCCTTTTTACGAATTGCCGCTGAACCGCTCCATGGCTCCATCGTCTTCGGATCCTCAAACACATATTCGCTGCGCATAAAGGTATGCGACCGCATGCCCGCCAGAGCTGAAAGCGCCATCTCATCAAGTTCAACCTTTCGCGTACCAGCTGCCGTTTTGGTGCCCTTGATCACGCCAATCACGCTCGCTTTTTGAACGTGTATGGTGTTGTGCACCAGGTCTACATCCTGCCAGCGCAGTGCACAGAGTTCGGAGCTGCGTAAGCCGGTGTGCATCGCGAACTGGAAGAGGTAACGCCACTGCTCATAGGTGCATGCGGCAAAAATGGCTTTGGCCTCCTGAGGCGTAAACGGATCGACAACATAATCATCTTTTTCTTCAGTCGTTTGTTTGGGGCGATAGCGCGATGCGGTAACCAGAGATACCGGGTTTAGCTCGATAAGCCCATCTGTCACGGCTTCGTCCAGCGCGCTGCGCAGGAAGGAAAGCAGATTCCTGATGGTTTTGAGTTTGGCGTTTTTATTGCTGATCCACGTCTTCAATACGCCAGCTGTCAGTTCGGTGACGGGAAGCGCATGAAGCGTGGATAATGATGTGATGCACTTCTGATAGCCATCGATGGTGGAGGGGGAAAGCTTGCGGTTGATGCAGATGGTGATGTACTCGTTCAGGTATTCCCTGACCGTTTTCGTTTTCTTTACTTCACCAAATGTGGCCAGCTTACGTGATTTTGGAAAGTAGTCACCATAAGCGAAAGTGCCCAGTGATATTTTGTTTTGTATTTCGCCCAGCAGGCGATCGGCATATTTAATATTGCGTGGGTTCACCTCTAAACCTGAAAGGGGTTCCCGGCAAAGAACCCCTTTATAAGTGAAGGTGAGCTGAAGAGTTTCGCCGGTCTGATGCCGGCGAACTGTTATGCCCCGCGGTAAAGCGGATCCCTGCTCTTTCTTGCCCATCTATTTACCTCTTCAAGATCAATCCAGCGTTCTTGGACGCCGTCCACTTTTAATACGTGAACCCCCACCTGCCAGATCTTCCTTTGTATCCGTTTGTTAATGGCATCGACGGATTCACCGGTGGTTTGGCAGTATGTGGAAATGGGCATTACATCAAGGCTCATGCGATTTTCTCCTGAGTCAAAGGTGAACACATTTCAGGTAAATTCGAGCGCACCAGCGCTTCGGCGAACGGTGGCGGAACTGCGTTGCCGCAGCGGGCAACCTGCTTGTCTTTCGCGTATTTATTGCCGCGGTAATCCTGATCGATGATGTACCAGGACGGAAAGCCCTGGGCTGCGTACAGCTCATGCGGCTGAAGCATGCGCATCCCGATATCAACGATTTCGTAATCAGTACCGTCAACGGTCACCAGGCCGAAACGATCATTGGTGGTTACGGTGCCGAGCGGATCAGTCAACCCGACACCGCCTCTCTCGTTACCGTAATACTTCATAAGGAAGGCGCGGACCTCACCGACATGCAGGCCGCCGGCGGTAACAGTCGGCATAGGCTCATCAGTGCGCTGGCCGTCTTTGCAAGTACCGCGCAGCTTAATCAGATTGCTGCTGATCAATGCATGATGATTGCCAGTGGTAACTGTATGCGCAGGGTCGCTCACCGCACCACCGGGGTGCCCGGTGTTGTTCACCATAATATTGGCGGTGACAAGCGCGTGGTGATCTGTGGTCGTCACCGTATGCGACGGACCGTCCATAGCAGCACCGGGACCTGAATAGTTGCCGCCGAAATGCTTCGCCATGAACGCGGTCACCAGCGCGCTTTTCCCTCCGCCGCCGGCCGTTACCGTTCCTGCAGGTTCATCCAGCGCGTGGCCGATGCTCTTGCCGAACTGACGTGAAACCAGCGGCGCTAGTTGAGCCTCAACCATGCCCAGCGCATGACCATTACCGCCAGGGCGTTTAGAGGTTCCTGCCGTAATGGTCGGGACCGGATCCTTCATTTCCTGTCCGGTAGCACCGGTGCGGAACTTGGTCAGGTGTGGGACGGCGACAGCATAGCCATGGGTCTGTGTGATTGTCTTGAGCGGCTCATCCAGCGGCTGGCCGCGGAAGCAGTCGTACTTCGTTTTGCTGCTGGTGTGGTTGCACTTCACGATAAATGGCGTTGGATTATCAATCACGAAGCGCTGGATACCGCGGGCGATGCGCTTCAACGTGTTTTCGGCCAGAGGCTTGCTGCGGCCAAAGATGCTCGGGCATGGGATCGACCAGTCAATGCATTCAGCTGCTGTTCGCCATGGTTTTAAGTGGCCAGACTGAACCGCGAGGCTTTTCGGGTCACCATGGGACGGCTGTGGCCAGACAACCGGCTGCCCATCACAGCGCATCACCATAAAGAAGCGTTTACGGATCGTCGGCGCGCCATAATCGCAGGCACGCAGCTCGCGCGATTCAACTGTGTAGCCGAGCCCAGAGGACAGGCGGCGCGCGTCGGCGCTTTGGCGGCCGATCTGGAGAAAGTCGCAAACCTCATCCAGCGCGGGATGATCGGCCGGCACGCCGGTGGTCAGCATGCCAACGAACGCGGCGAACGTTTCCCCTGTGCGCGCCGGATCTGGCCGCTCTTCATCGACCAGCAGCGGCCCCCAGGTCTTAAACTCTTCCACGTTTTCCAACATGATGACGCGTGGCCGCTTAGCCAGAGCCCACCGGATGACGATCCACGCCAGCCCGCGAATCTCCTTTTTGACCGGTTTGCTGCCCTTCGCTTTACTGAAATGACGGCAGTCTGGCGAAAACCATGCCAGACCTACCGGAGCGCCAGCGGTCGCGGCCAGCGGGTCGATATCGAAGACCGACTCACAATAATGCAACGTCTCCGGATGGTTTGTGGTGTGCATGGCGATCGCGTTCGGGTCGTGGTTAATCGCGATGTCAACGCTGCGGCCGGTGGCCATTTCAATCCCGGTGCTGGCACCGCCGCCGCCGGCAAAGTTATCGACGATGATCTCCCTCATTGGGCATGCTCTCCGAATGTGGTGGCAAGCGACTGAGCTGCCGTTATGATTTCAGCGTGCGGCTGGCGTTCCAGCAGCATACGATTGATGTGAAGCTTCACTTTTCGCTGGTGGTCATCAGCGAGATTGGATAGGACAGGTAACTGCTGCGCCAGCAGCAGCACTTCAGCTGGCCAGACATTTGACGAAGAATCATGGGGCAGAGTGGGCTGATCATAAGGGGCCCGACGCGCAGCTGCGCGCTCTATCTGCTTCATAAAAGCGGCACCGCGTGCTTCCAAATCGTCGCGGCTTATGTAATCGAACGCTGGTCCGCGCCATTTTTTATCGAACACCGCGATCGCCGCGCCGAACCCGGCGGATGATTCAGCTGGCTGGCCTTCGGCTGGCCGGTACCAGGTTGGCAGGTCGAAACTGATGCGCCCGCGCACGAAGGCAATGTGATCCGCATCTTCCGGCCACCACACCTCACCAGTGGCCGCTTTTATGAGGAAGACGTAACGCCCACCCAGTTCGCGCATCGCCATTGTGTGCGCCATGATGTGACGCATACCGGTGATGTAAACGTCTTCGTGCATAGCTGCGCGGCTATACGGCGGATTTGCGTACGCGGCACCATTCAACTCTGCCAGGCGTTCCGACCAGTTTTTGGTCAGCGCATTATCTTCAGCTGTGTAATACGCCTCGCATTTTGCGTTATCACGGTCGGCAAACAGGTCCAGCACGAATGGACCGAACAGCGAATTTATTCCCCACCAAAGCCGCTCTGGCGATCGCCATTGATCACCAATCTCTTTTAGCTTATGGGTTGGCTGCATACGCAGCTGTTCCAGCGCCGCACAATATGGATTGAGCGTGATCTCTGTCATTTTAAATTGGCCTCGACGATTAAGGCTGCGATTAGCAGCGTGATCCAAAAAGCACCAATGGCGGCGACTTCATAGAATGGCTGGTGGCGCGCGTAGTGCGCGCGGAGACGTTTTTTCATCTTTACAGGCACAAAAAAACCGCTCACGCGGCTATCGGTAGACGGGGGAACACTCGAGGCGCGCTAATGGCCGCCGCTCGAGTAATCGTTTTTTTACTTGCTCACACGCTGTTTTGTCGGGGTAGATGCGCTCGCTAACCGGCATTGGTTCGGCGGTGGCTGAGGTGATAAGCAGAGCGAAGCCAATTAACGTTGTGCTTACCATTGCCGTTGCCCCTTCTCTATAAACACGATTGTGGACATGTTGAACTTGGCTGCGTACTTTTCTATCGTACTGATATAAGTATGTTTACTGTTCATCAACTGGCGGAGCGTACTGACAGAAACACCGCAAAACCACGCGGTTTTTTTGATGGTCCATTTACGCTCGCGCGCGACTTTGCGTACAGCCAGGTTGAAAGAAAATTGCTCTGCCATCTACTCATCCTCCACGCGCTTAAACTCAATGACCCACACCCACGGGCTAGCCTGCCAGCTTTCCTCTCCGTAAATGGATTTCCACAGCGTCGCGAACGAACCGCGCGCGCTGAGCTGGTGCTGAGTCCATTCCGGCTGATAGTGACGCCAGTAGCCGCCGCGCAATGGCTGCACACCTTCTGCGCGCGCATCGTTCTCGCTAATGTCATTCAGCCGCTCCACACGCACGCCGGTAATCTCCAGCGTTATGCGGGAAAACTTGCGGCGCATATGAAGAGAAGGCGCCCACTTCATTGGTTGAGGCTTGCCGTTGCAGTCATACAAACGCACCGCATCAGGCTTAGATGCGCGATAAACAAGCTGTTCATGAGGCGAGCCGCCAACAGAGCGGATTTCAAATCCGAACGTCTCACGCACCCACAGGCGATCACCTACTGCACCGAACGGGCACCATTCTCGGTAGTAACTTTGGCTGTTTTCATGCTGGTGGCCGGACTCAAGCGGATGGCACTCACCAATGGCGGCAGCGGTATCGATCATCTTGATTTGTCGCGGCGTCAACATCCGCCGCGTCTGCGTCTTGCGGCCATCCAGAACTGCACGAACCATTTCGGCGTTGAAAATCATCCCGCGTTCAGTCATGGCTGGCCTCCTTGATGTCAGCACGCAGGTGCAGTTCGCAACCGTCAGGTAGCTTAAACACCTTGATGTCATCACTGTTCATGAGGTGCACAGCTGCTGCGTATAGCACCTGGCCGGTTACGTCTTCCTTATGTCCAACAAACTGGCGAGCATCCGGCGCTGCACCTTTCACTGCCTTACTGCGTCCGGCAAAGATCACATTGGTAATCGGGCTGACGCCAATAGTTAATGGATTAGCCATCACACACCATCCTTACCAGCATTGCCGGCCGTGCGGGCAGGCAGCGTTATGTTTTTTGCTGAGCAGCGGCTGAAATGACCGTAATAATCGCCCTCGTCAAACTTGATGAGTGTGCCGCTGGCGCGCCGGTTGTGCATCCACATTAAAGCGCAGGAATCGACCGGAACGCCGCGGGCGCGGTTTTTAATCATGATTACCCCCGTTGAGATCGTAAAAACGCTGCAGAAAGAGAACACGCGACTGCCGCGGATTAAGCGGAGAAAGAAGAAACGCCGCTGGCTCTACACCTTCGAGAACCTGCCATGGTGTGCCGTCATCTAAATCGAGGTCGCGGCGTTCGGTGGCCAGCATAATCAGGTCAGCCTCTTTCACCTCAGCGCTCATGTGCGCTGGCAGGCCAAACTTACCGGCGATCGCTTTTTCAACCGAACCGATGCGCTCGCGATAATCTGGCAGCAGCTGTTTCAGCGGTGCGAATATGTCGTTGCAGTAAGCCTCAGCCGCGTCGTGCAGCAACGCCTCCAGCGCGAACTCAGGCGGTACCAGATAACTGACGTGAACCGAGTGCTGCGCCACGCTGTAAAAGTCCTGCACGTGGCCGGTGAAGCGGCACAGATTTGACAGCGCGCAGGCGATGTCTTCGATGCAGATAGCATCGGGAGAAATGTTGTTAAAGTCGAAATGCTTGCCTGACTGAGTGGTTATCCATGACATGTTGAAATCTCATAAAAAAACCGCCTCATGTGCAGGCGGTTATGGTGAACGGTAATCGTAATATTGGCTATTTTTAGAACGGAATATCGTCGTCAAAATCCGGCTGCGGTTGCTGCTGCATACCGCGTCCGCCGGCATTTTGCGCCAGCCGCGAGGTATTGCCTGTGCCACCAGTCTGCGGACCTCCCAACATAGATCGCGGCTGATTTGCCTGTGTATGTGCCATGCCACTGTGGGTATGGGGCTGGCGTTCATCCCGATCTGAAAGCGTAGCCAGCAGCTTATCTACCGCTTCAGCGGGTAGATTCTCCATCGCCTCTTTGTAGGTCTTGCGGGTCTTTGTGCCAAAGGCCTGGCGAATCTCAAATTTATAGC